TATTCATTTTGTGCACGATTCAACTTTGCAATGAATTCCTGTATATCCATGGTTTTTCTCCTTTATGTGTCAGACTCTGACACGCCGTTTATCCCCTGTGTCTGGATTCGGCACATCAGCTCCAGCTTTGCGTGAGCTTCCCCGGGATCTATAATCGTGTCGATGACATACATAGTATCTTTATAACGAACCACCATATCCGTGGTAATATCTTTGCGATAGCGGATAGTGATTTTGATAATATCCTTGACGCCTTCCTTGTATGCTTCTACATAAGCATTTCCACGCAGTGGCTCAATACGGGCCCATACTTTGAACCCCAGTTGATCAACCCATTGCTTACGTGTAATGCGCGTAGCAGCATCCTTAATATCCGTCTGTTTTAATAGGGTAATATGCTTGTTTAGATGTCCTATGCGGTATGGTGCATCAAACTGAAACAATCCATCATCCATTCTCTTACCTGCCCTCCTGCTGGGACAATCTAAGCTGAGCTATCATGGCGACAACACCGCTCCCCGGCATATCTGCAAATTTCGTCAACATATCCGGCCTATCCAAGGATCGTGTTATCAACACTACAATCAGCATTTTGTACAGCCCATTTTCATATTCTATAGTTATGCCGGCGCCTTTTAGATATTCCTCAGCAGCAGCCCTGCACATATTAGCATTAGCTATCATGGCGTCATCGTCCTGATCTATATGCAGCAGTCTGGCCAATTCTTCATCAGTCATAGCAGCCGCCTTTCTTACTTTGCAGTTTTTCTACTACTTGTTTTCTTTTTGACTGGTGTGTCACAGTCTGACACATTTTCAACTTCCTCAACAGTCTGCGTGTCAGAATCTGACACACTCTGTTTGTCTGGTGGTTTTGTAAGCTCGGTAATCTTCACATAGCCAAGGCTCTGCAGTTCCAGCAGACGCTGTTCCTCAGCTACATACACATCGCCAACATGGTAACCACTGCCATTATGCTTATCTATAAATGCCCTGATGACATTGCCCTTCATGTGTACTCACTCCTCTCCTGTAGAAAATCCGTCCTAAATAACCTGAGGGCCCATCTAGGCCCTCAGTAATCAGTAGCATATAGAATTATAAGGTGTTAGCCTTTTTTACGCGGATAAAGCCGTTTTTGTGTACAACATTACCGCCCAGCATATTTACACCACGATGTGCAATCATGCCCTGGCGGAACTTGAACTCTGTAGAACGTTTTACCTCAGTAGGGCTAAATTCAACCAGCTTGTAGTTCTTCAGATTGCCATAAGCCATGCAATACTTGCCAGTTTCGGTAGCAGTAACAGAAACAGCCTCACAGGCGCTATTGATGATAAACGGTACACCATTGATAGTACCAGCATTGCCATTGCTGGTAATCTTGTAGAATGGTTTGCCATCAACACGCACCTTGGCAAATGCTAGCAGGTCCATCTTATTGAGAATAAGAGTAGCACCGCCCTCTACTTCTTCACTTCCGCCATAGCTGAATACAATTTCATCCAGAGTGGTATCAGTGATGCTGGCTACTTCCATATCGGTATTCTTATCAATAGCGGTAGCCTTGTCGGAGAAAATACCAACAATCTGATTAGTACCACCGCCACCAATCAAAATCTGCTTGCCAATCAGCATACGCATGGAAGTGCGAATATCCATAAACACATTATCAGCATATGGCGCTGCAGGCAGTTTCAGCAGTTCCTCAGTAACCTCACTGTAGGCAGTAACCTTGGCCTTGTTGATTTCTGCATACTTGTACTGGGTATCTGCCTCAGCAGCTTCAGCACCCTCAGCAGTGTAACCACCTTCCATAATCTGATCTACATACGGCTGCTTGAAGGATTCACCGCCATTAAGCTGCATCATATCTACACCATCAATCAGGCTAGAAACTACCGCAAAATTTGGATTAATGGTGCTGCTTGCCAGCTGTGGGACAACAATAGTAGAGCCATCTCCCACATTGATACTGCGAAGCTCACCGGTAATCCTCAATGGAGAAGATACAGCCCTATTTTCCTGCAAAGCCATGCCAGCCTTTTCACGTTCTTCAGCTACCGCACTATCAATATGACGCTCCTCTCCCGAGGCTTTGCTAAATCCCTTGCCTGGGACGAAATTAGGAGTATCATTGCTGCGCTGATCCGGTTCATCATCGTTTACAACCTTGGTGCGCTGAGACTCTGCCTCTGCCTGAGCGGACTTCCCTGCCTTGGCCATTGCTGCCCGCAAATCTGCAATATCCTGATTTATAGACCGCAGTTCCGCATTAATCTGACGCAATTCGCCTACTTCGTTACAATCATCGCTCTTTTTCACCAACTCAGCTGCACGAGCCTCTTTAGCTTCAATCATCTTCTGTAATTTATCCATGTCAAATGCCTCCTAAAATTTTGTTCTTAATTTTCAATAACTCAATTTCGCTCTCCAGCGATTTTCTTTTCTCACTCTCCAGTGAAATTGCTTTTCTAGCGCTCTCCAGCACCTTTGCCCCGCTCTCCAGCGGTTGCCCATTGCTGCGGGCATGTATATCAGTATCACCATAAGCCGGATAGGTTACAGCTGATACCTCAAAAATCTTGGAAAACTTGGTAATCCTGCGCATAGGGTAATCAGTGTCCAATCCTTCCCAGGACTGATCCTTTACTCTGAAAGCGAAAGACATGCCATCCATATCGCCACGACTGACAGCTGAATACAGACTGGCTGCATCTTTATTGTTTTCCACATCCAGCTTGGCGCGGATAAACAGCCCTGTATCGTCAATGCTCAGTGTCATTGTGGAGTTACCATTGTTGTTCCTAGACCTTGCCAAAGGAATATCTTTATTGTCATGATTTACGAATAGTGGTACATCTTTCATGTCCGCTCCGTCAAAAGCACCTTTGTCAATAATTTCCTGAAACCAACCGCTTATATCAGTAGCACGATTGAATACAGCAGGATGACCTTCGATGATTTTTTCACCATCCTGTTCCAAAGCCCTGAAGCTTTGATTGCCATAAAATCTAAGCTCGGTTTCTACTTTTTCAACTTGCTTTTTCGTATCACTCATCTGTGATACCCTCCTCTCTCTGCTTAGCTGCACTATGTATCTGGTACTTGTCAACAATTTCTGTATTTGCATAATTCAAAGACTGAATTCTTCTGTCACCGCCCTCGAATGGTGGCATACCATACAGCTCTGCCAGCTGGTTTAATGTCATAAGACCAGTTGAAGTAGCTAATTTGGCTAATTCAGCTTTATCCTTGGCGCTCATATACTCAGTCTTGGAATAATACCCCTTGATGCGATGGCCAATATCCTGCTCTCTGGCAGTGAATAGCCTGCTACTCATAGCCTGTTCAAACTCAACGATAAAATCTTCAATGCAGGACTGGTAAAATGCGCTGTGTTGTTCACCGTTATAATCGCCATTCATAATAGCATCACTGATACCATATCTTTCCCGGATAATATCTTTGAGAAATTTCAATACAGTTTCCGGTACCACAGTCATTTGCTTGTTGAGTGGGGTGAAATCTCCTGCTAGGTCTACAGCCACAATACCACAACTGGCTTTTTTAATTCGCTCCTCAAAATTCTTACTTTCTTCCTGTAGCTTGTACTGGTCAGTAAGAGTTTTTGCGTGGAAGATACCATTCAGCTGCAGCCCTGCTTCTATCGTTTTTGGCAGCCCCTGCATAACCTGATCAAGAATAGTCAAAGAGCGCATGGTACTTCTATCATCAGCCATGCCTTTATCATCGCCACCGCCAATCAATGTACTGGTACCACGGCGCCATTTCAAATGCACTACACTGTCATAAGGCATAACATCTTGACTACCATCACGCCAAGTAAATTTGATAGCCCATCTCCCATCCTCAAAGTGACCTAACTCTGCCATTTGTGGATTAAGAGGATAAAAAGCTGTATACCGCCGGAATCTCCGCCCGGATTTATCCCGTACTGATTCCCATACCGGATAGATAAAGCAATTCATATGCTTGCGCCTGAGCCACTCACAGCATGCCAGGAAGTCCTTTGATGTCTGCAAAGGGTTCGGCTGATAGCGGAACAGCCTGCTAATATCATCATTCTGCCTGTTGATATGGTTTTCTGATTCCACTACAGACATAACCTCTATTTTGCTGATTTCAGTTGCTATCCTGTCAATACAGTTATTCACAAAGTCTGACATGTATATATCATTGCCAAAACTGCTAAAAACAGCCTGATTGTCGGTCATTATCTCTGATAACATAGACTGTTGATTGCCCTTGAATTTTGACATCAAATTGCGTATATAGCTTATAATCATTGCCTTACCCTCCTTTCACTTGTTCTTGTGGCACTATGTTTTTCTGTAGATTCAGATATGTGGAGCTGAATCTGCTATATGCAGCATAGGCCGTCAACAACCCCAATGTGCCATCAATACGATTTTTAGCCTGATTCCATACTTTGATAGGCATTTTCAGTCCCATCTGGTTCAGCTTAAAGGCTGTATTAGACAGACACCATTTGTCTACTTCGTTGTTGTTGTAATTGAGCTTCTTGTAGGTTAGATCTGCTTCCAAACTGTTCATTGGCGCATTCAGGCTTAGAAAATCCATGCCTACACGCTCTAATACGTCCGGGCCAAAGGCTTCAGCCAGACGATCCTTTAATTCTTTTGCGTGCCAATTATCAAAGCCAATTTTGTAAGGCCGTGCATCCAAATTAGTCAGCAAGCTCACATACCAATCAGCCACCAGCTGAGGATCTACTTCTGTGCCTGGGCAAATGGTAACTAGCCCTTTTGCCGCCCAGGTACGATAATCCTTTTTCTCTGGGTTTAGGTTGTTGGTATCAGTAAGTATGGCATCAGCCTTAATCTCTGGTATGAAATACATACCGATAGTCTTTTTCTCCAATGTCCACGGATTTACAAAAACAGCTTTGGCGGAACAAAGGTCTGTAGTCTCTGCGAAGTCAAACCCCCCGATGTAGAATTGTCCTGCCAGCTCTTTATTTGAAAAGGTGGCTGGATTATTAATTACCGAGG